CAACTTGGTGCTAATATTCAGTACAAAGGTAAGTGGGCAGGCATGTACGATGTTTATGTAGATCCAATGTGGCCGGAGGATGAAATCCTTATCGGTTACAAAGGTTCAAATGCTATGGAAACTGGCTATGTATATTCACCATATATTCCAGTCCAAATGCTTCCAACTGTTGTGGATCCTAATAGCTTCCAACCACGTAAGGGTTTGATTACTCGCTACGGTAAGACTGCTATCTCTCCAGCATCACGTTGGTACCGTATCATCCGTCTTGTAGGCGCTGATAGTCGTTACCTAACTTCACCGTTCGGTACAATGGGATCAACCTTCCCGGGTGACAACCAACCATCATAATAACTAGATAATAGTTTTTAAATAAGAAGGAGGCTTTCTAGCCTCCTTCTTTTGCTATATAATGGAGAGGATACTATGAAATATAAAAATACATCAACCACTAATATTTTTGCGCAGGTAAACGGCGAAACGATAATTGTAGCTCCTGGAGCAGAAGTACAAAGCAATGAACCTTTAGAAGGCTTCGGACTTACCTCTATGGAAGTAAAGAAAGCTAAACCAATTCCTCCGAAGAAAAAATCTACACCTAAACCAAAACCCGTAAAAACTAATGAGCTCCCAAACACCGATAAGACCGAAGACTAGTTGGGGTAATACTACCGCTTCTAAAGTAGGGTCAAGTAGCGATGCTAGCGCACATGTCCCATTTGGAGATATTAACTACGATACTTTAAATCGTAGCCGTTTTTCCGATTCTCTAGAGTTTAGTAGATTTTATTCAAGTATTAAAGATTCTATACTATCTCGCTTAGGATCCCCTGTTATTAGGGTAGAACTTACAGATCATCAAATATTAACAGTAATTGATGAAGCTGTTTCTAAATTAGATTACCATGCTCCTGCTTGGTGTACTAATTATATGTCCTTTACTACTCAAATAAATCAGAACTTATATGAACTTCCACGATTTGTAATGAATAATTTACAATACGTGGTCTATAAGAAATCTCTTCTATCTGTAGCTCAACAACAAGGCTCTCTAGAATTTGATTTCTTTATTAAGTATTTTCAAGATAATTTCCTTTTTAAGGATTTTCAAGTTACAGACTTCCTTTTAATGACCATGCACTTAGAACAGATGCGTAAGATTCTTTCCATGGAAGGCTCTTTCGATATTATTGACAATCGTTATATAATGGTGTATCCTATTCCCCAGCTAGCTGAAGAAGTGATTGTTCAGTTTAGAAGCCTGAATAGCGACACCTTACATCCGTTCTATATCAACTGGATTCAGAAATTTGCTACAGCTGCCGCTCAGGTAATTTTAGGAGGCATCAGAGGGAAATATACTACTTTACCATCACCTGGAGGGGGAGCGCAATTAAACGGACAAGACCTAGTCCAACAAGGCTCTGAAGAGATGGCACGTTTAGAAGAAGTACTTCTATATGAAATTGAAGAACCTGCTGCGTTCACTGTATTTTAATGGCTAACGGGAAAAATCTTAGATATAATTCTCCGCATGAGATAAAAGTTTCATTTGCGGATGAGGAAATGTTTTCTAAGAGTTCCGGAGAGTTAAACATGTTTGATAAGGGTAATCCAGACACTAGATTATTTGATACAATTGATGGCGAAATGATTCAGTTAGCAGGATCTGAACTTTTATTATTCAGGTATACTAGAGATGAGAACTACGACCATCTCTACGATGAACACTCAGGCAAGGTAATATATCATAAACCTATAAGTGTATATGGGCATTACGACCCAAAACCTGTGGAAGAAGAAATGTCTGAATTTGGTATTGAACTTACAAATGATCAAATTTTTACTTTTAATAAAACTACTATTGAACATGCTTTAGGTCGTCCTTTAGGTTCTGGAGACGTAATTAAACCAAGATTTCAGAATATATATTATGAAGTATTTGAAGTACAGGAAGATAGCTTTGAAGCGTACGGAGTATATCATTTAGTATGCGCAGCTAAAATCTTAAGAGACGCAAAAGACTTACTGGGAAATCAGTACATCGCAGATAGCCAAATAAGCTAATGAGAGGATTAGACTACTTTAGGAATAAAATTAAGGAGTTTGAAAAAATATCACCTCCTGAAAAATCTAATTTTTATAGAGAGTATACTAAATTCATATTAGAGAATATGAAAGATATTGAGTTTATTGATGGTGAGAATAAAGTACAACAGGTAACCGCTTTTTTCTCAAACCCTGAGAGAGCTATTGCGAAATTAAAAGAAGATAGAAACATAAATCTTCCTGTCATTACAGTATCCATAGATGATATTGATGAGGATGTAGATCGTAGAAGAACCTCTAACCATATAGAAATTTCTACATTATGGAATGAGAAAATTCAAAGAGCTCAACGTGTAATCACACAATCAGCAAAACCAATAAATTTATCCTTTTCGATAAATATTTGGGCTAAGTATGTAGAAGATGTTAATCAATTATTAGAGACTATAGTCAAGTTGTTCAACCCTTCTTTAGATTTCTCTACATCTCACACAGTTACCACTAAAGCATTTATAGAGCAAATCACAGATAATTCCGTAGTAACTGTGGCTGATCAGGAAGATAGAGTAATTCGAAAAATGATTATTATTACTGCAGAAGCATACCTCACTTACCCGAAATACCTTGTAACATCTACTGGAGAAATCGAGAAATATAATAATGAGGTTAAAATCGATGAAAATTTGTAATTTGGGTACCCATCTCCTATAAATAACATAGAGGTATTAAATAATGAAGACAGTTCAAAACTTAACTAAACAAGGTCGAGAAGTAATTTTTTTCGATGGAAAAGAGTATATCCACTACTGGTTAAAGAGCCATGAAACTGTAACTATGCCTGAGAGCTTTATTACCGAAACGGTAGTAGAACTCGCCCGTCGAAAGATCCTCAAAATAAAAAAAATTAACTAAACATGCCTACCTACTCAAGCCCTGGAAATTATGTAATCGAGAAAGATTTCTCAGAATACGCACCTGCCGTAAATTCATCTATTGCAGGTATTGTTGGATTTGCTTCTAAAGGTCCTGCAAATAAAGCTACTTTAATTACAAGTGCTTCTAAACTAGTAAAAACTTTTGGTGATACTGATGCTACTGATGGAGGTCAAGGACTCCTAGCTGCATTAGAAATATTATCAAAGACAAACGCAGTATACTATGTACGTGCCGAAGATGGCACAACAGCTACAGATGCCTCTGCCGCTATTGAGCTAGGATCTTGTCCTGCTGTAGAAGTTTCTGCTATCCCACCAAGTACTGCAGTAAAGTTCTCTTTCTCTTCAACAGACCAAGATGGAACCTCTAATACTACTGACGGTGATGGGTATATCCTTTCAGTAACTACGGGAGCTGATGATCCTGCAGGAGATGTATTAACAGCTCAAGCCGCTATCGAAACAAATTCTTGGGGTTGGACAGCAGTATCCGGAACCGGTGTTTCTAGTTTGTACTTTATAAATAACCACGCTGGAAAAAATGCATCTCTAACAGTATCGTCTGATATTGGAGCTCACTTAGGATATTTAGATAGCTCAGGCGTTGTTAACACAGTTGGAGCTGCCTCTGTTACCGCATCAGGAACTACCGCAGTAACCACCACAAGTGGAGGTTCATACTTCGTAGAATCCCTATACACAGGTAAAGGATATAATGCTTCAACTATTACGACTGTAAATGGTACAACAAATAAAGGATTGAAAGTCGAAGTTGAATCTCACACAGGTAAAACATTCTCTGTAAATGTTATAAACGATGGAACCGTAGCCGAAGGATGGCAAGTAAACATGGAGAAAGATGGGACTATCACACTATTCCCAGAAGATGTTATTAACATTGGAGAGACTAATCCAGTATCTGAGTATATTAAAGCTTCCTTTAGGTCAGCTGACTCAAATGCATACGATAACGTATGGACTCCAGGTACAACCTGGAAAGCAGGTATAACTGGTATGGTATCGTCTACTTTGGCAGATGGTAATTTTGATACTAGCGCATCTCCTAGATTTATGAAATTAGTTGATGGAACGTACTCATTAGCTGGAGGTAATAACGGTGACGCTGCTGGAGCTGCCTCTATTACAGGTACTGTAAAATCAGCTTTAATCGGTTCTGAAACTCTTAAGTCTGGACTCTACGCATTAGATGATGATTCTCTCAACATCTCAATGGCATGTGTCCCTGGAATTACAGAACAAAATATTCAAAATACTTTGATTACAATAGCTGAAGCTTCTCAAAACTTCCTAGCTGTTGTATCCCCTCCAGAAGGATTGTCTTCAGCCCAGCTTGCCATTAACTGGCATAACGGACAGTACACAGGCAGAACTGCTGCTATTAACAGTAGTTACGCAGCTGTATATTGGCCGTGGCTAAAACAGTACGATCCAGCAACAAGTACTGATATTTTCCTAGACCCTGCAGCATATGCAGTATCAATGATGTGCTACACCGACTCTGTCTCAGACCCTTGGTTCGCGCCAGCTGGTCTAGTTAGAGGAAGGTTAACTAAACCTACAGATGTAGAAGTTATTCTAAATCAGGGTGATAGAGACTCTATGTACCAACCTGGAAATGCTGTAAACCCAATAGCTAAATTCGCACAAGATGGAATTTGTATCTGGGGACAGAGAACAGCTCAAAGAACTCCAAGTTCCCTTGATAGAATTAATGTTCGTCGGATGATGATTGTTATCCGTAAGATGTTACTCTCAGCTACTAGAAGTATTATCTTCGAACCAAACGATCCTGTTACATGGAACCGAGTTGTTCAACTGGTACAGCCAGCTATGGATGACATTAGACGTCGCAGGGGAATCTCTCAATTTAGAGTAATCTGTGATGATACTACAAACACTCCTCTACGTGTAGATCGTAATGAACTATGGTGTAGAGTATTAATCAAACCTACTAAAACAGCAGAAGTTTTGGTGTTTGAGCTAAACCTAACTAATCAATCTGCCCAACTTGGAGTATAAGTCTATATACTACGGAGAATAACTAATGGCAAACGCATACTACGCAACACAAACAAATAGAACCTTAAATACTGGAGAGCTCCCAACGCTTTCTCACAGTTTAGAATCTTTCCGCGCATATCAGTGGGAAGTAGAGATTAATCTTCCTGCAGGAATGGACGGAGGGGAAACTCTAACTCTTGCGGCGAAGCAAGTATCCCAAATCGCATTTACATCTGAAGATATAGTTGTAGATCGTGCTAATGATAAATACTTCTACCCAGGCAAGGTAACACCAGAGGAAATCACTATCACCTTTGATAACCTAGTAACAGGTGCAACTGCTGAAAAGCTATTTGATTGGATGTCAAATACGTATGATCCAGTTCATGGAGTGTTTACCCCTCAATTCATGAGTGGTCAGGGAGGATTTAAATCCCACATACAAATTTATCAATTAGATAATGCTATGTTCCCTGTGAAGCATGTTAACTTATATGGAGCTTATCCTAAAGCTTGGAAACTAGCTGAGTTTAATTACGGAACTAATGAATTTCATTCAATTGAAGTTATTGTTCGTTACGACTTCGCAGTACAATATGCAGGTCTAGATTAATATATTAATTTAATAAATATTCTATAATAGGGTAGTTTCTCTCGAGGGACTATCCTATCTTATTTTAAAATATGAACTCTTTTCAATCTCTTTTAGACTCCTATAACGCTTTGCGTAAGAGGACGTATAAAATAACTTCTCTAAACTCTCTTTTTGAGACTGTAGGTGCGCGTGATGTAAACGCTCTTAGGGGAACTGGAAGCATGGCGGGGATATCCGATGAGAATATTAGAAAGATTAGAACGCAGTTTAACTCGATTGGAGAGTATGCATCCGAATCAGGACAGCTCATAACTGCATTTGGAGGAGCTCAACAACTTCCGGAAGGTTCAAAGATACCTGAATCAGGGTTATTTGTAGGGTTATCTAAAGACGGAACTTCCTATAACTTTAGATCATCTGCTACGTCTCCAGGACATACAGGGTCACTACCTGTCGACTTAAAGGATGATATTATCGCATATCTACAAGATGCAGAGGCGGGGGGAAAGTCTCATACTTCATTAGATAATGAAGCTGCTGCCGGAACATTAACAGACGCTGCTGGAAATCTTTTAGACCCTGAAGCAATGGCGCGAGCGCAGGCTATTGCTGCACGGAATAATGAAATAGCCATGAAGATGGCTAAACTGGAAGCTGCTGGAATGATTCCAACTCCAGAGTTAGCAGACCCGCATTCCCTTATGGCTCCTATGCAGATATATCCTCCGGGTCATCCGTATAGAAGTTGTAGAACTATTTTAAATAGATTAATGGAGATATTTTTT